CGCTCTGGCATTCCTCTACGACTTCAATCGGGTGGGTATGGCTGCGCTTGAACGATGGCGCGGCTATGCCGACGGAGGACATGTGGCGGCGCTGCCCACACTGCAGCGATCCCCTGTGTTCAGCAGTGCGGCTTCGGCGCCACCGAGCACCGCCCGGCAACTGGGCATCCGCCTGATCAACCAGGTGTCGCCAGAGCTGTTTGGCGAGTATCTGGACGATCCCGGCAGCGACACCGTCATCGTCAACAAGATCAGCCGCAACTCCGCGGCGATTCGTCAAGCACTGGAAATTTGAGCATGCCCTGGGCAACCGACACCGCAGCCAACATCACCGACCTCATGGCCCGCCTGCGGGACTTCCTGACCGCCAACGCGGCCCTTGTAGCCGCAAACCAGCAGTGGCAGGTCGTAGGAGGTGTTGCCAGCGGACCGATCGCGGCCAACGATTTCGTGTCGCTCAAAGGCCGTGGACTTGCTGGCGAGGATGAGATCTACCTGACGCTGCAGGCATGGGTGGTGCCGGCCAGCAACTACTACAACATGCGTGTGCGTGGTCACACGGCGTACAACCCGGACCTTCCGGGTATCACCCAGCCTGGAGCCAACTCCAACTACGTGTCGATCTTGGGGGTCAACTCACCTATCAAGTACTGGTTCATCGCCAATGGTCGTTGCTTCAAGGTGATCACCCGAATCAATGGCCGCTACGACGCTCTGTACGCGGGGTTCATCCTGCCTGAGCATCTGCCCGGTGACTGGAGCTACCCGCACTTCATCGGCGGCTCCTACCTGGGCAGCAACGGATTGGCATCGCTCGACACCTACGAGCATTCCAACTTCTGGAATGCGGTTGCAGCTGCTCGGGATAACGCGGCCCTGAGCCAGGCCTACCTTTTCACGCCCATGCAGGCGTGGCTGCCGGTTCGTAACGGATACACCACCACAAACATCGCCACTGGGCGCATCACCATGCCCTGGAACCCGAATGTGGGGAATCAGAACGTCCGCAGCTGCCTGGACGGTCAGCGTTGGCTGCAGCGTGGTCAGCTGATGGCGGTCGGCTGGGAGTCGGGCAACCCTGATCGCGGCTCGCGCGTTTCCGAAGTGCCGGAGGGTGGGCAGTTCTACGGCAGCTTCGACGGCGTCTTCTACACCCCGGCCTTCGGCGCCACTGCCGAGCAGATCTCCACTGTGAACAGCGTGGATCACCTGCTCATCCCCAACGTGTACCGAACCGGCGACGGCCAGTACGCCGCATTTGCCTTGGAGTGAGACATGGCATACGCCGAGTTCAACAACGTACCGAACGTGCAGACCTTGATCGACCAGGTTCTCCAGTTCGCCCAGGCGAACGGCTGGACGATCGAGCGCAACAATCTGGTCGGCGCGAACCGCACGGCCACGGTTCGCATTCCAGGCGTCTCCGACTATGTCCACCTGTTCAACACTGACCGGCTGAGCCTGAAGTCTCGCTTGTCGATCGGCTATGACGGGAACGCAACGCCGTCCGCCCAGCCGCTGGTGTCCCCCCGTGACGTCTCGACATTCGAGCTGGTCGGGCCGTTCCCCCGGCTGAAGTTGTTCGCCAACGGCAACTCGATCCATATCGCCATCGCGCAGGCAATCGCCGGCGAGTACCGCCATCACACGTTCGGCGTCCTTGAGAAAGCCGGCGACTATGCAGGCGGAACCTACGTTGACGGAACCTACTGGGCGCGCACGGGCAGTTGGAGCGGAATGCTGGCCCAGAACGGCAACAACGTCGTGCCCTTCGGCCACAACACCAGCAACACCGGTTGTGGCCATGTGCGCGCCGATTCAACTGAAGATGGCCGCACCAACAGCTATCACATGCTCAGCAACTACTACGGAAGCACCCTGGGTGTCGAAGGCCAGGCAGGCAGTGGTGTCGGCAGCATCTACCAGTCCACCACCTCCGCCACCTACGACAGCATGTGGTTGGGCTACGCCCTTGCCGGGTGCGACGAGAACACGTTCTCTGGCCGCAGCGTGATTCATCCGATCCAGTTGTGCGTCCGCCGCGCCGGTACCGGCGTCTACCTTTCGCCGATCGGGCGGGTGTCCGGGCTTCGTGCCTGTTACCTGGAAAAGCTGGAACCCGAAATGGAGGTGGCGATCGGCGACGACACGTGGGTGGTGTTTCCGTGGGTGCGGAAGCTGGCAATGAGCTCCACGACCAATGCGCCGCCGGCCAGCGGCAACTATGGCTGGGCGGTGAAGAAGTCCTGATGGCCATCATCTTCTCCACCCAGAGCAGCACCGGGCCGAACTGGCGCAGCGGCAATCTGGCGACGCCGCGCACCCGTATTCCCCTGCAGTTCCGAGCGGCGGCCGCAAGGTTGGGCTTCTACACGGGTGTGAGCAGGGAATCGGCTATCGAGGTGCCCGAGCAGCGATCGAGCGGTCCTCAGCAGCGAACCTCGTTCGACGACTGGTACTACCGCATCCATGTGCTGCCGCTGCGCATTGACCTGGGCAACCTGGTCACCAATCAGGTCCGGTACGTTCAGATCTGGAACGCGTTCCTGCAGCAGCAGACGCTGTCGTCCGTGTCGCTGGAGAATGGTGACGGCGTCGAACTGGTGGGGCCGGGCGCGCCGCCCCTTGCCTTCGCGCCGCTGCAGCTCCGGCGGTGGCAGTTGTCGATTACCACCGAAGGGCCTCCCGTCATCGCCGCCACGCTGTCTTACGACTTCGTGGCCTTGGGCCAGCGCACTGTCACGATTACCGGGAACCGCATGTCGGCGTGGATGCTGCCGCCGGATTGGTCCCGGCCCGTGGCGGAAACCTTGGCCTGGCTGACTGATGTCCAGCAGTCCACTGATGGCAGCGAAGCACGTTTCCCACTGCGTGCTTCCCCGCGACGGTCGTGGGAGTTCAGCGTGCTCGCCGATCGGCGCGAGCGCCAAGTCCTGGAACACGCTCTGTTCGACTGGTCGGCTCGTACCTGGGCGCTGCCGGTTTGGAACGACGTTTCGTGGCTGCGGGCCAACCTGGCGTTGGGCGTGCAGTCCATCCCGGTGCAGGCCGCCAGCCAGCGCGACTACCGGCCCGGCGGTCTGGCCATGCTCTGGAAGGACGTGACCACCTACGAGCTGGTTGAGGTGTCGGAGATCACCGCCGATGGCCTGCAGCTGGCCCGACCCACGGCCAACGCCTGGGCACCTGGCACCCGCGTACTGCCCTGCAGGACCGCCCGCATGGCCGAGACCCCCAGCCTGGAGCGGGTGACCGACCAGGTCATGCGTTCCACCGTGCGCCTGGCTGCAGTAGAAACCTGCGATTGGCCGGCAGCTCCGCCGGCGGCGACCTATCGCGGTCGCCCTGTGCTGGAGCAGCGTCCCGATCTGGACCAGGCACAGACGGCCGAGTTTGGGCGGCAGCTGGTGGTGATCGATGGCGACATCGGTCCTGTTTCGGTAGATGACATCAGCGGCAAAGCCTGGCCGCTGCAGTCACATGCCTGGCAGACGTGGGGCCGCGCAGAGCAGGCCGGCCTTCGTAGCTTGCTGTACTGGCTGCAGGGCCGTGCCGCCGCGCTGTGGGTGCCGTCCTGGGCGGATGATCTGGAGCTGGTCGAGCCGTCCCTGACCACCTCCAGCGGCATCGTGGTTGCCTGGGCGGGCGTGGCCCGCTTCGGACGCGCGCAGGCCGGCCGCCGCCATCTGCGTATCGAGCTGTTCAGTGGACAGGTGCTGTATCGGCAGCTGGTTGAAGCCACCGAGCTGGATTCGCAGCGCGAGTTCCTGCAGCTGGACGTGCCGCACGGCATCGCCCTGCAGCCCAGCGCCATCCGCCTCATCAGCTGGATGGTGTTGGCCCGCCTCAGCTCCGACACCGTGGAGCTGTCCCATGAAACCGACGGAGAGGGCGTCGCACGTTGCCGCGTGTCCTTCGCCGGCATCGGCGCCGAGGAGAGCGAGCCGTGAGCCTGTTCTCTCGCCACGTCGAGCTGTATGAGTTTGGGCGCGGTTCCCAGCGCTGGCGGTACACCTCCAGCGATCGGGTCGAGACCTACGATTCGCAGCTATTCAGCCCCGAGGCAATCAAGCGCGGCCGCATCGGTCAGTCGGCCCAAGAAGCCAGGTCGAATCTGGAACTGACCGTGCCCTTGTCGCTGCCGCTGGCATCAGTGCTGCGTCCTTACACCCCGACCGAGCGCATCATCGTTCGGTGGCGCAGGGTGCGGAAGAGCGACGGCGCAATCCGCGGCACATGGAACGGCGTGCTGAGCGACTTCAACGAGCGGCAGAACGACCTCGTGCTGACCTGCCAGAGCAACGCTGGCGCCGCCGCCACCAATGGCCTTCGTCGTTGCTGGCAGGTGCAGTGCCCCTTCGCGCTGTTTGACGCGGACTGCGGTTTGAACGCGGAGCTGTTCAGGGTCGACGGGGTGCTGTCGGCGGCAGCCGCCAACACGATCACCTCCAACGCCTTCGCGGCAAAGCCGGATGGCTGGTTCGTTGGCGGCTTCATCAGGTGGGCCCGAGGCGCCGCCATCGAGCGTCGCTTTGTCGTTGGCCACACCGGACCAACGCTCACCCTGCTGACACCCGCACCACTGGCAGCCGGCGAGTTGGTTTCTGCCTATCCAGGCTGTGGCCACTCTCTGCAGATCTGTCACGAGAAGTTCGACAACGCGCTGAGGTATGGCGGGCAGCACACCATCACGTCGAAGAACCCCTTTGGCCCCGATCCCATCTTCTAAAGGAGCATCCCATGTGGGTTCAAATCGTCATCATGATCGTGGCGCTGGTCATCAGCTACGTGATGCGCCCGAAGCCAACGGTGCCCAAGCCAGCAGCCCTGGAGGACTTCAACGTTCCGACCGCCGAGGACGGGCGCGAGTGCAGCATGATCTTCGGCACCGTCTGGATCGATGACCCCAACGTGCTGTTCTACGGCGATCTGCGCACCACGCCGATCAAGGTCAAGGGCGGCAAGAAATGAGGCTCCACATCAAGCCGGTTCTTCGGCGCTACTGGTTTGGGCACCCGGTCTTCTTCTGGTCGCACCGTCATGGCTACGGCTATCGCCGTTGCTGGCTGTGGGTCGACTGGGTGGTCGACCACACCTATTTCGTGGATGGCCAGGAGGTCGCGCTGTGGTAGCGGTAATGGTGACCGTCGAACACGCACGGGCGGCCAAACTTGGCGAGCGCAGCGGCGTACTGTGCGCCGCCGGCATCCGCACCTGGATGGACCGCCACGGGCTCGACCTCCGCCAGTTCCTGGATGAGGGGCTGCCCGTGGAGCAGTTTGAAGCGCTGGATGACGCATTCGCCCAGCGCCTGGCTGCGATCGCCCGTGCGGAGGTCGACCGTGGGTAGTGGCAAGAAGCAAACGGTTGGCTATCGCTACTTCATGGGCCTCTACTTCGGCGAGTGCCTTGGGCCGGCGGATGCTCTGCGCGAGATCCGTGTCGGCGATCGCAAGGTGTGGGATGGCACCGCGCAGACTGCCTACCTGAGCTGGATGGGGATGAAGGTACCGATCACGGTGCCTGCAACAGGGCCGATCACGGCCTCGCGGTCTATCCGCATCCTGGCTCCCGACGTGTTCGGCGGCGACAAGGGTGAAGGCGGCATCGAAGGAACCCTTGAGGTCCGCATGGGTGAGCCGACCCAGATGCCGAGCGCGTACCTGCAGTCCTTGGTGCCTGGCCCGTGGCCGGCCGCCCGCAACCTGGTCACGTCGGTGTTCAACGGCCAGGTCTCGGCGATGAACCCCTACATCAAGAACTGGTCGAAGAAGTGGTCGCGCTGGAAGCAAGGCTGGAAGAACGGCCTATGGCAGGGCGACCTGGTGCAGATCGATGAGGGAATGAACCCGGCCCACATCATCTATCAGGTCCGTACCGAGGGCATGGGCCACCCGATCGACGTGATCAACGATGAGAGCTTCCGCAAGGCCGCTCAGACCCTGAAGGACGAGGGTTTCGGCCTGTGCCTGAAGTGGTCCCGCTCGGTGCCTGCCGGCGAATTCATGGACATGGTGTGCGACCACATCGGTGGCATGCGGATCGAGGATCCAGTGACGGGCCTGACCGAGCTGGTGCTGGTGCGGCCGGACTATGACCCGGCCACCCTGGACGAGATCGGGCCTGCGAGCATCATCGAACTGCTGGAATGGCAGCAGCCGATGCTGGAGAACAGTGTCAACGAGATCACGGTCGTCTACCGCGATATCGCCACCAACAAGGATGCGGCCGTCACCTATCAGAACCTGGCCAGCGTGCAGGCGCAGGGACGGGTCGTCAGCAGCCGCAAGAACTATCCCGGCCTGTGGAATACCGCGCTCGCGAGCCGCGTCGCCGCCCGTGAGGTCGCTGCCGTGAGCAGCCTTCCCTGCAGGGTGAAGGTCCGCGTGCGGCAGGACGCAGGCCCGTACAAGCGCGGGCAGGTGCGGGCCCTGTCGTGGCCACGCCGGGGTGTGACTCGCATGCCTGTGCGGATTCTCGACATCGATGAGGGCACGCAGACAGAAAGTTCCGTGGTGCTGACCGTCGTCCAGGATGTCAGCGGAATGGCGGCGGCCAGCTATATCCAGCCATCCGGAAGCGTTTGGGTTGAGCCTGATACCAAGCCCAAGCCGGTGACCGTGCAACGGCTGCAGGAGGCGAGCTACCGCGATCTGGCCGCCACGCTGGGCGCGGCCGAGCTGGCGGCAGTGTCCCCCGAGGTCGGCTATCTCACGTCGATCGGCGTGCGGCCGTCGTCGGTGGCCTATGGCTACACCCTGCAGACCCGGCTGGGCAGCGAGGCATTCGCAGAGGCTGGCACGGCAGACTTCGCCCCCACGGGCCTGCTGATCACCGCCATGACCGCCACAACTACCTCCATCGCGCTGTCCGCTGGCGTCAGTCTGGACGCAGTCGCAATCGGTACCGAGGCCCTGATCGATGACGAACTGGTGCGCGTGGTTGCCCTCGACCCAGTGGCAGCCACCCTTACCGTTGCCCGTGGCTGCGTAGACACGGTGCCGGCGGCGCACGCGGTCGGCACGCGGGTGTGGTTCACCGACGAGTACGTTGGTTTCGACACGCGTGAGTACCTGGCCAACGAATCGCCCCAGGCGAAGCTGCTCACCCGCACCAGCCAGGGCGAGCTGATCCCTGACCTGGCCACCGCCATCGGCCTGACGGTGCAGCGTCGCCAGATCCGCCCGTACCCGCCTGGCCGGCTGCGCGTCCAGGGCGCTGCCTATCCACCCGAGGTGTGGGCTGCCGGCGCCGCGCTTACCGTGCAGTGGGCGCATCGCGACCGCCTCCTGCAGGCCGACCAGCTGATCGACACCGAGCAGGGCAGCATTGGACCCGAACCGGGCACCACCTACACCGTGCGCTGGTACCTCGCTGGCTCGCTGGCTCGTCGGCAGGCCGATATTGCCGGCACCACCGACGCGTACACCCCGCCGGCCGGCACCGGCGGAATGCAGATCCGCGTCGAGGTGGAGTCCAACCGTGACGGCCACCGCAGCTGGCAGATCCTGCAGCACACCTTCCTATACCGCGCGCAGCTGGTGACCGAGGCAGGCGATCGCCTGGTCACCGAGGCGGGCGACGTCTTGATTCTGGAGTAACGAAAATGGTCGACGTAAAGATCTCTGCCCTCCCCAATGCCGCCGCGCTCACCGGCACCGAGGTGTTGCCTGCTGTCCAAGCTGGCGGCACCGTGAAGGTCTTGGTCAGCGCTATCCGGGCGGGCCTGGTGCAGAACACGGGCGACGAGGACGTCGGTGGCATCAAGACGTTCACCGGGTCGCAGGTCCGCATGAGTTCATCCATGCCCGGCCTGTGGATGAATGAGGTCGGAGGCAACTTCTCGTTGTACGTCGTGCTGGACGCCGACAACCTCCAGTTCCAGGTGCGCCCGGTGGGCTTCGCCAACTCCATTGTCGACATGCCCTTCCGGATTGAGCTGGGGAACAAGGTCATCACCACGGATTACCTGGTTCGGCCTCGGACGACCCTGAAAGACGACCTGGGCAGTGGCACTTTCCGGTATCGGGACGCCTTCGTGCGCAGCATCAACGTGAACGAGAGCGTCGCGTTCGCCAACGCCACTGCGGTCCGGAACACCAAGGCCAACCTGGGCCTGCCGATCACCGTATCGACAACTGCGCCCACCAGCCCGGCCGAAGGCGACATCTGGATTGACATCTCATGAGCATCATTGCCAATTGGGACGACGTATCTCCCTCCACTACCGGTGGAGGCGGTTCAATGGCAGACACTGCCGGGATCTTCGGCCGTGGGCGCACGGGTAGCAGTCAGAGCTGGGGATTTCAGCGCATTCCCAGCGCAGCCATTGCTGTAGGTGCAGCCATGCCTGCACACGTGGTCAGCTGTCTGGTGACTGTTCCCAATCGTGGTAGTTCTCCGCAGATCAACATCGGCGGCATTGGCTACTTCGTCGAAGGATCGTCGGTTGATGCCGCACCGGTAACGTGTGCAGTATTCGACGCCCGTGACAGTCCTACCGGCACCAGCTCAACTCTTTTCCAGATTCGGCAAGGAACTCTGAACACTGCCGGTGTGGTGGCAGCATCTCCATCGGATAGCAATGTGGTACCCGGCCGTGTGTATCGGCTGGAACACGTCATCCAGCCCGGTGCAACCGATGTCCTGAACGTCACCGCTCGTTACTACGACCATGCTTCGGGAGTCTTGCTGAAGAGCCTGACCTCCACCGTGTCGGTAGCTGGCGTGTCCACGATCTACCCCGGATACCTGACCTATGGCGGGGCTGTCATCGACAGTATCCAGCTTCAAGTTGGTGCAGAAGAGTACCAATCGAATCTGCCGGTGAAAGCACGTATCGGGGGCAACTGGGTCCGCAAGCCGATGAAGCGGTGGAACGGCTCAGCCTGGGTCACGCATTACCCGAAGAAGCTCTTCAAGGGCGCCTGGGTCTGGTAACAGGCCGCTTCCTGGGCGCTCAGAACTGGGCGCAGACCGGTCAGCGGGAACTGACCGGTCGGCACCGCAACACACGCGACAGCCCGCGTGCAATTGGCCAAGGCCCAGCCCCCTCGCGCGGGGAGGCTGAGTCTGGCCGAGAACCATCGCAGAGGCTGAGAATGAAGACCACAACGCTGTTTCCCTGGCCAGGCGGGAAGACCCGTCTCCTGCCGCACCTGCTGCCCTTGGTGGCCGACACCCCCCATCGCACCTATGTCGAGGCGTTCGCCGGCGGCGCCGCGCTTCTGTTCGCCAGGGAGCCGGCCAAGGCTGAGGTGCTGAACGACGCGCACGGCGAGCTGGTGCGCTTGTACAGGGTGGTGGCCAACCATCTGGAGGAGTTCGTCCGCCAGTTCAAATGGGCGCTGACCAGCCGCGAGATGTTCCGGTGGTGCCAGCTTCAGCACCCGGACACCCTGACCGACATACAGCGCGCGGCGCGCTTCTACTACCTGCAGCGCCTGGCGTGGGGCGGGAAGGCGACGGGGCAAACGCCTGGCTTCGGACGAGGCGGGAAGGGACTGAACCTGCTGCGGATCGAGGAGGATCTCAGCGCGGCGCACCTCCGACTGCACAAGGTGACCGTCGAGCACCTGGCATGGCAGCAGTGCCTGGCCAAGTACGACGGGGCCGACACCCTGTTCTTCCTGGACCCTCCGTATTGGGAGACCGAGGGGTACGGGGTGCCCTTCGGTATGGAGCAGTACCAGGAACTGGCGGCCAAGATGGCCGGCCTGCGGGGTGCGGCCATCCTGACCATCAACGATCACCCAGCAATGCGGGAGGTGTTCGGCCGGTTCAGAGACAGGGTAGTGCCCATCCGCTACACAATCGGGCGCCAGGCGGTTCAGCGAAGGGAGCTGATATATACGACCTGGTAGGTCGGCTCAGGCACGGGGCCTATCGCCCCGTGCAATTTCGTTACGGGGGGTGCAACATTGCCCCTCCACCGTTTATCTCACGTCAGGCGGGCGATTTATCGCGCGCCGTTACAGCTTCCCGTAATTGCCGGCCAGCGGCCGGCACTACCCCCCTGTGCCGGCCATGCCGGGTGGGATGAGGCCGATGGCTTTGGGGTCGGATCCCTTGCTGCAGGCAAGGATTCAGACCCCATCCACGCATGGCGTGGATCTCCTGGTAGAGCCGGCCGCTGGCCGGCTTCCCGTAGTTGCCGGCCAGCGGCCGGCACTACCCCCTGTGCCGGCCATGCCGGGTGGGATGAGGCCGATGGCTTTGGGGTCGGATCCCTTGCCGCAGGCAAGGGCTCTGACCCCATTCCACGCATGGCGTGGATCCTGGTAGCGCCGGCCGCTGGCCGCCTTCCCGTAATTGCCGGCCAGCGGCCGGCACTACCACCGCGCGTGCCATTCCCGGTGGGCGCGACAAACAAAAAGGCCGCCCCAGGGCGGCCTTTCTGCGTGGCAACGTCGCGCGGACGTCAGTGCATCATGTGCACGTTCATGTTGTGCATGACCCACAGG